TAATATTTTTTTTAGAATATTCTTTAAAATCTAAATAAGAAACTGGAAAATTATTATTTTTAATAACATCAGCAATTTTTTTAATTGACCCAACAACGTTATTATCCATATTTTCATCGTCAACATATTTTTTTTTAGAATAATAACACATGCCATCTTTCCATAAAAGTCTTTTTGTATTATTATCAGAATTTAGTAAAACAACATATAATCTAATTCCCATTTTATAACCATTTAATAAAAAAGAAGGTTGTATAAATTCTTGAATAATATTATATTTTACATCTGAATAACAAACGGCATCTTCACAAGAATATGGATTAAAGTTCTCTGATTTATTTTTATTAAAAATATCCATAATTTCCTTTTTTGATCTTGTTATTTTAATTGAAGATCGCGCACCTCCAAAAGAATTTTTTAATATATATTTTTTATTTTCCTGATAATTTTTCATAAAAAGTTCATAATCATTCGGTATTAAATAAGTTTTAGGCATAATAGTATTTGCTAAATCTCTTCCATACACTTCTTTTAATTTTATCCATAAACGAACTTTATCATCTAAAATACCATGATAACCAGCAAAATCAAATATATAATTAATATTTTGTTTTATAAAATTCTTTTTTAAATATTCAAAATATGCAATGCAATATTTTTTAGAATGTCTTAATTTTTCATTTCTAAAATCTATCCAACGAAGAATAGTATATTTTTTATGGTCATATTTATTTAGAGTATTAAAAAGAATAATTTGACCATTAATAGCGGAATTTGATTTACCATTATAAGTTATAAATTTATTTTTATTTAATATTTTAAATGATTCATTTAAGGAATGTTCAAATGTTTCATTTGAAAATAATGAAATAAAATTTTCAATATTTTTCAGTTTATTTTTTAAAATAAAAGTATTTGTTTTTTTCAAAATAAAAGTATTTGTTTTTTTCAAAATAAAAGTATTTGTAGTATAAAATAAAAGAATGCATAAGATTATTGAAAATATAATATTTAACATATATTATATATTAATATTATAAATTAATAGAAAAAATAATATTATTTTTTATAAAAAAATATTAAGAATATATAATCAAATTATTTATTTAATTATATGAATTTATATAAAATATTTATGTATATTATATGTTTAAATTAAATTTAGTAATAAATAATCAGAATCAAAATAAGAATATAAATATGTTAAATAGATCAAATATTATAGAATTAATACATGAAAAAATAAATAATCAAGAAATACGTCGATTAGCAATAATTATATATAATAAATTGGAAAATAATGAAGAAATTAGTACAGATATTTTAATAAATATGTTAAATTCTAAAAAAAAATTTAATAATCCATTTAATAATTGGTCATCTAATAATAATTATGCAGTAACAAATAATGATACATATGCAATAACAAATAATGATACAAATGCAACAAATAGCACTAATAGTAATTTTAAATTTTATAATAAAAAAATTAATTATAATTCAAATAACAATCTAAATAATACATCAAATAGTAAGTTAAATAGTAAATTTAATATTAATAATTATATATTAAATTCTAGAAAGCCTATAAAAACTAATATTAAAACTGTTGTAAGAGAAGTAGTTAGAGGACATCCAATATTTTATGAAATATATCACTCTGGTAATTTATTTTTTAAATTATATCAATTTAATGATTATATGAATTATGTTAATTTTATATTAGAAATTACATTTCAAATATATACATATTATATTTTACAAAAATATTTATCAAAAGAAGATATAATATTAACAACTCCAAAAATATTAAAATGCTATAAAACAGATAAATTTAATAGCTTAGATTTTATTCAAACTATGGGTAATTTATCATACCAATACATTTTATACATAGAAATGGAATCTGCGGAGGGAGATACATTAAAAAGTATTTCATCACAGTTAAAAAATAATAATTGTGAATTAGTTGTAAATATAATAGAATATTTAGATAGTTCTTTAAAAGATTATGGAATATTTCATAATGATTTAAATAGATCTAATATTTTTATTAAAAAATCCTCTTTTACTGGTAAAATAGTAAAAATAACAATTATTGACTTCGGACAATCATTAGATAGACCACATATTGACCCGCGTACTCAATTTAAATACAATTGTAATATAAAAAAAGGGATTGTACTTAAAAATAGATCTATTTTTTAAATTTTTACATTTTAATTTATTAAACATAAATAAAATTGAAAAATATTTTGTTTATAATAAGATGTTTATTATAAAGTATATTAAAGAATTTATTATAAAGTATATTAAAGAATTTATTATAAAGCATATTAAAGATGGGTCGTTTTTATGATGGTAATATAAAGGGTAAATTCTGGTTTGGTATTCAAAATAGTGATGACGCTTCTTATTTTGGTGTAGAATATAAACAATTTTATTACTATTATGTGTGTAATTGTACTATTGATGAAGAACCAAATGAAAATAATACTTATTGTAATGAATGTTATTCATCTTATGAAGAACATCTAGAGTCAATTATTGAAGAAGAAATAAATGATGATACTAATAAAACATGGTATTTCTATGATAATAAGATTTGTTATGAGTTTAATAAAAAAGATCTAGACAATGTGAAAGAAAAGGTAGACGAATTAGAAAATAAATATGGAAAATATATTTTAGAATATACTATTTTAGAAGAAAATAATAAGATATTATCTTCTATAAGTTATGATTGTAAAATAGAAAAAAATTTAAAAAAAGATATTTTAGAATGGGTTGCACGATTATGTTTGGGAAAGCAGATCTTATATTGTTTAAATAAAAATGAATTTTGTTGTTTTTTTGCAGAATTATAGAAAAACATTATTAGTTTAAATTAAATGGTAATTCATTGCTAATTATAGTTAAATCTTTAATTTTATCATGTAAAAAAGGCCATACAATATTTAATATAATATTTAAAACAAAATTTGAATTTATAACATAAATTTGTTTTATATTATGCATATACTTTTCAGATATTAATATTGCAATTCTTTTAGCAGTATTAAATTCCAAAGAATGTTTAACTTCCAATCTATCACAATTAAAAACCCAAATCCAATTTTTATTTTCATTAAACTTTAACATATTTTCATAATGTAATAATATTCCATCAGAATCGGTATAATTTTCAGCATCTCCTGGACATGTATAAAAAACTGTTTTATCATAATTGTCTATATTTAATATTTTAAAAGAATGTGCCTTTGGATTTTTATAACACTTCATGCATATATTTTGCATATTCATTTTAGTTTATGAAAATATAATTTTGTTTATATATAAACTTAATTTGATTTATAAATCAAAATATAGTATTAAAACTATTGCAATGTAGGCATTCCATACCTAAATAATGAAAATATACATCACATTTTTGACAACAATCATTACAATAAATATTCACTTTTTTAACTATTTTTTTTAAACTATCTTTATGAAAAGTACCTTTCACATTCAATAATTTTATAAAAATTCCTTTATACAATAATTCATTAATTGATTCAATTCTAAATAATGAATTTCCGAATGATTTACATATAACAATATCACCAACCACTATTATTTCTTCATGCATGGGTTGAATCCTAATTAAATCTCTTAATAACGACCAATCCATTGAAAACATACTTTTACGACATAACGGACATTTATATTGGTCATTTTCATGGGCACTTTTCAAACATTTATGATGAACTAAATGACCACAATTTAATGAAAATGATGAATTTTGTGAATTATGTGTAGATTCTAAACAAAATGCACATGTTTGTACTTTGTAAGATATTTCTATACATTTATGTAAATCTCCACCAATAATAGGAAAACATATATCGCATTTATCACAATGAAAAAGAGAATCTTTACTTCCTATTCTACATATTTCACATTTATTACAATGATATATTTCTTTATCTGTCCAAATAAAACAAATATTACAATAATTATTACTAAATTGCAGATTACAGTTAGTACATTTATTTGACGGTATTTGAAATAATTTACAATAACCACATGTTATATTTGATAAACAAGGTAAATGTTTATTTTCATTTAATAATTCATTATGACATCTTATACAATTGGCGAATTTATTACAACATGAAAAGTAAAAATAATTGCAATTTTTATTAGGATAATGATTACAATTATCTTCAATTTCTAAATTAACTATTTTTTTATTATTCATTAAATTTTGGATCGCTTTATTTTTCTCTGATTCTGATATATTTTTATTTTTTTTAATTTCAATTATGTTTTTTCGTAAATTATTATTATCTTTTTCCATATTTATTATAAATTATAAATTACTTTTTTAAATAATATTTTATTTATAATATATATAATATTATAATATATATAATATGTCTAAAATGCAAAAAATAAAAACTCCTCAACCTACTAAAAAGAATCCTCTTTTAATTCAACAAACTCAATCTCCATCTTTATTCGATTCAATAAAACATGGATTCGGACTAGGCATTGGTAGTTCTATCGGACATAAAGCGGTTGATTCGCTTTTTAATTCAAAAGATGAAAATATAAGTAAAGTAAATATTGAAAAAGAATGTAATTTAACAATACCTGAAATGTATGAATTATATAATAAATGTTTAGAAGAAAAAAAAGAAGATATAAATTGTAATAAAAATTGATTAATATTTTTTTAAATTAGTATATAATATAATTAAATTACAACACAGAAATTTAAAAATATGGATTTAAAAAGAAAATTAAATACTGATTTTGAAGACTTTAATGATGAAATTATTATTAAAAGATCAAAGATGTATAAAGAATTTCAAGAAAATGCTAATGATGATTATGAATTAAATAATATTATATCTGATAAAATTCCTAGATGTATTAATCTTACTAATATTAAGTCAATAAATGATATTTTTGAAATATTAAAATTTATTACATATTGGGATATTGATTCAAATGATCTAAATGAAATAGAAAAAATTATGTATACTTACTTATTTAATCATCGTGATGAATTTTTAACTAATTATCAAAAAATTATCGATAATACTAATACTGAATTACCATATAGGTCAATATTTTTAGTATCTATTGGTATAAATCCATTTGTTTTAAATCAAACTGACATTACTGAAGTACCTGCTATATTACCTTCAATTGAAGATGTAATGACAGAGTCTGTAAAATATAATTTATGTGATTCTCTTTCAGTATATCTTATTGAAATTATGAAAGTAAAATTGAAAGTTAATTATGTTAATAATGCAATACAATTTTCAAATAAAAATATGATGATTTACCTAAAGCAAGTAAAATGTCCGCATAGTAATGAATCATTATATTATCTTTTTAATTTTTATCTTAGAGAAAAAGTTCCAATTATTAATATATTAAGTTATATTAATATTACAACAGATTTTCAAAATGTAACTGCATCTTTTGGTTCTCTCGAAATATTAGAAATTTTAAATGATAATAATTTATTAACTAATATGTATTGTATTAATGAAGCTGCTAAAAATGGTCACATAAAAGTAATAAGGTATTTATTAAATGTTTTTGATAATTATATTATTCCTAATGGATTTTTGGAATATAATTATATATATTTTTATGAAATGGCAATTATTAATGGTCATTATTTTATTTTTGATGAATTAAATAATGAAAATAAGATCAATGATGGAATGGGAAGAAATATTATTTCTAATATTCTTCGTTATGGAGATATTACTTCACCTAATATTTGTAAAACTCCTAAAAATTTTAATATAAAAACCTATCATAGTAATCTTAAAATTTTTTTAGAAAATCTTCGAAAAACAAAATTATCTTTTTTTAATGGGATCGATATTTATCATATTAAATTTTTAATTAGACAAAATAATGATGATTTAGTAAGATTTTTATTTGAAATAATTATTTTAAATAAATTAAAAATAAAAAGAAGTAGTATTATTCAATATATTATTGAACACGGTACTATTTCAATGCTTAAAGATTTTCATATAATACTTAGATCGAAGTTAAAGTATGATGATTTAAGATTAACTTTAATGGCAACTAAATTTAATAAATTAGATATGTTAATATATTTAACTGAAAATGGTTGTATTAAAGATCCAGATGTTATTAACTTAGCAATTTTAAATTGTAATAAAGGTATTTTTGATTATGCTGTTAAAAATAATTATTTATATTCTAAAGAAAATTTAATAATTAAAACTAGGTGTAAAATTGAAATGCTTAGTTACGTATTAGAAACAATTTCGGATTAAAAATATATTTATAAAAAAAATTGATTTTAATATAACCAAGAAATTTAAAAATTAAAATATATTTTAAATAATTAAAATATATTTAAAAAAATAATATTAGTATATGTTATAGTATCAGCATAGCTCAGAGGCAGAGTGTTGGGCCCATAACCCAAAGGTCGGTAGATCGAAACTACCTGCTGATATATTTTTTCTTATTTATTTAATAAGAAAAAATATTTATTATTTTTAAAAATGATCAATTAATTAATTATAATTATTAAAAATAATATAATAATAAAAATAATATTACTATAATTAAATAAATGAATTATAGATGTAAATGTAATAATTTAGGTAGTCCAACCTGCTTAAATAAATATTGTAAAAACTGTTGTAATGGTATAAATTGTAATTCTCATGATTATAAAACTAAACAATGTAAATGTGAACAAAATTATTTTGATAAATATTGTTTAGATAAAAAATGTAAGGAGTGTTGTAAAAATAATAAATGTGATGAACATTTTTTATTATGTAAATGTAAAAAAAGAAAAATAAAAAAAGATTTATGTAATACAAATTCATGTTGTGGTAAATGTTGTAATGATTCTCATTGCTATTATCATTTTGATACATGTCATGAAATGACCAATAAAGATTTTATGGATTGTAAGATTATACTAGGGTCAAAGAGGATACTTCCATCAGAATTAATTAATGTTATTATAGACCAATATCTTGATAACCGATTAAAATGTATAATATGTAATTATAAATTTATTGATTTAGAAACTGATTTAAGTTACTTTTTTGCAAGAGTTTGTTTTATATGCAATCAATGGGTATGTGAAAATTGTTATTCAACTAGTTTAATTTATGGAACAATTGAAACATTTTGTGATTTTTGTGAAAATAGTATAACAGAATCAGATGGTGACGAATCAGATAGTGACTAATCAGAATATTAAAAAAATATTATTTATCTTGAAAATCCATATTTATCAAGGATTGAATCTTTATAAGAAATACATTTATTAAATTTACTTTCAACACTTAATGATGATAATTTAAAATTATATTCTGTAACAATTTCAGTAATTAATTCATCTTGAGATAATAATTTAAAATATACAAATAAAAACTTATTAAAAAATAAATTATATATGTATATTATATATTATATGTCATTTTTTAGTAAATTACAAAATAAAATTATAATAGATTATTATAAAAATTTTATTGGTGAAAAAGAACTTGCTTTATTAATTAATCAATTTGATGTCAATAAATTTTGCGGTAAATGGCAACAAGTTTTAACTTCAAGAACAACTGGATTATTTGGAACTGGTATAACATTTAGTTCTGTACAAGCAACATATAGTTTAAATGATGATGGTACAATAAAAGTATTTAATGAAGCATATGATACCACTTTTAAAAGTATTAATATAACTGGAGTAAGTTCTGTAAGAGATGATACAATTCCTACTTGCAGAACAGTAAATTTTAATTCACTCCCTATTGAAGGAGATTATTGGATAATTTATATTTCACCATCTTTTGATACTATCATTGTAGGAACACCTTTAATTACTCCTATAATTCCAATTAAACTTAATGATAATTTTGGTCTATATGTATTAGCAAAAAATAGAGATGATTTTTGGAAATCACAAAAAGAAAATCCTTATGTATTTGATGTATTAAAAAAATATGGTTTTACAAACTTTCTCAATGAACCGATTTCATCAGGTGAAACATTTATAAATTAAATAGAATTATACTATTAAATAAAATTTAAAATGAATATTTTATAATTTAGTAAAATAAATATACATTTAGGTTATAGTTATATAACTTTGTTAAGCAATATTAATAGATAATATGTCAATGTTACAAATTCAAATAATCCTGCAAATTTTAGCAGTAATGAAATACCAGGTTTAGCTGGCTCAAATAGTAATATTGACAAGTAGCAGGAAAAGTTCTAGGAATTTGTTTATTTAAAGGTGTAATCCTTTTACAAAGGTGTAATCCTTTTACAATGGTGAAATCCTTTTACAAAGGTGAACCCTTTTACAAAGGTTGAACCCTTTTACAAAGGTTGAACTCTTTTACAAGGGTGTATTATTATATGAAAAATCATCTAAATAACATACATTATGTATATTATATATATCATGTACAACATTGAAATAATTAATTTTAGAATTTAGTGATATAAGATAAAAATAGTTATTAATAAGTAATAAAGATATAATATAAAATAATTCTTTATTCGTAAATCCTTCATTCATAATACGCCTTAAAAAATTAAATATTTTATCAATATAACGAATATTTTCATTATCTGAATCAGATTCAGTAATTAAAACTTCCCTACAATATGGACATGTATTTAATGTTTGTATTGATTGTAAAATACAATTAAAACAAAATTTATGACCACATGGTGTAACAGCATAATTATTATTTTTATTTATTTCTTCCATACAAATAGCACAATCAAATTCATAACTCATTATATAAAAGATTAGATAAAAAATATATAATTATAAAAAAATATAAAAAAAATTGATTTTTAAATATTTTAAGATTAATATTTTATACAATAAATACCAATAAATACCAATAAATACCAATAAATACCAATAAAAATGTATAAATTAAAAAAATGGATTGATATTAATAAAATTAGTTGGTTTTGTTTATCAGGAATAGATAAAGCTATTAATATACTAGAAAAAAATCAAATTAATATTAATTGGAATATTTTACAATTAAATAATAATGCAATTCATATTTTAAAGGAGCATTTAAGTGAAATTAATTGGACTCTTTTATCTAAAAATAAATCTGCTACACATATTTTAGAAAAAAATCTTGACAAAATTAATTGGTATTATTTATCTATAAATTGTAATGCAATTCACTTACTAGAAAAAAATTTAAGCAAAATTGATTGGGCAATGTTATCACTTAATCCCAATGGAATCGATTTATTGAGAAAAAATCAATCTAAAATTAATTGGTTTTGTTTATCAACAAATCATAATGCAATTGATTTATTAGAAGAAAATTTAGATAAGGTTGATTGGATTAATTTATCAGGAAATATTAATGCAATTCATATTTTAGAAAAAAATTTGGATAAAGTAGATTGGATTGCTTTATCAGGAAATCCATCAGCAGTGCATATTTTAGAACAGAATTTAACTAAAGTTGATTGGTGGAATTTATCCGAAAATCCTTCAGCTATTCATATTTTAGAAAAAAATTTAATTAAAGTTAATTGGAACGGTTTATCAAGAAATCATAATGCAATCCATCTTTTAGAAAAAAATATTGATAAAATTGATTGGGAACTTTTATCATCTAATAAAAATGCTATGAATATATTGGAAAAAAATCAAAGTGAAATTGTTTGGATTGATTTTTCGAGAAATCCATCAATATTTGAATTAGATTATGATGCTTTAAAAGAACGTTGTTCTATATACAAAGAAGAACTTATTCAAAAAGCATTACATCCATCACGTATTCAAAAATATTTAGATTCTGGATACGACATTGAAGAAATTGATGAAATATTATAGAAAAATTGAATTATTTTTATACTATTATATTTTTTATAAGAATTTAATATATTTTTTCAAGAGAAATTTATATAATTATGTACAAGTTAAGAAGTTGGATTGACATTAATAAACTAAATTGGTATTATTTATCTATAAATCAATTTGCAATTGATATTTTGGAAAAAAATTTAGACAAAATTGATTGGAAATATTTATCAGAAAATTCTCAAGCTATTCATTTATTAGAAAGAAATCAAGACAAAATTGATTGGAATATTTTATCAAGAAATATTTATGCTATTTCTATTTTAGAAAAAAATCTTGACAAAATTAATTGGTCAATATTATCATCTAATATTAATGCTATTTCTATTTTAGAAAAAAATTTAGACAAAATTGATTGGAATATTTTATCAAGAAATACACATGCTATATCAATTTTAGAAAAAAATATAGATAGAATTAATTGGAATGAATTATCTGGTAATATTAATGCAATTTCTATTTTAGAAAAAAATTTAGATAAGATTAATTGGGACATTTTATCATTTAATATTAATGCATTATCTATTTTAGAAAAAAATCAAGATAGAATTGGAATTAATTGGGATGTATTATCATCATGCTCAAAATGCTCAATATATAATTATATTAACTGTTTAAAAAAAAATTTAGATAAGATTAATTGGACTATTTTATCATCATTATCAATTTCTAATTATATTAACTTTTTAGAAAAAAATTTAGATAAAGTTAATTGGACTGTTTTATCAGCAAATCCTGATGCAGTTCATATTTTAGAAAAAAACTTGGATAAAGTTAATTGGTCTAGTTTATCAGGTAATCCTTGTGCTATTCATATTCTTGAAAAAAATCTAGATATGATAGATTGGGAAAAACTATCAGATAGTTGTAATTTAGAAAATTGTAATGTAGTTCATTTTTTAGAAAAAAATTTACATAATATTGACTGGTGGTTTTTATCAGCTAATCAATATGCTATTCCAATTTTAGAAAAAAATATAAATATGATTGATTGGGATGGATTATCACATAATTTAAATGCAATTTATTTTTTAGAAAAACATCTTGATAAATTAGATAGATTAAGTGATTTTTTTTGGGAAGACACATCAATGGATAGTAGAGCAATTAATTTTCTTGAAAAAAATCAAACTAAAATTAATTGGGATAAGTTATCATGGAGTAGTTCAATATTTGAATTAGACTATGATGCTTTAAAAGTGCACTGTTCAATTTACAAAGAAGAATTAATTCAAAAAGCATTTCATCCATCACGGATTCAAAAATATTTAGATGATGGATACGATATTGAAGAATTAGACATTTTTTTGTAAAAAATTAAACATTTTTTGTAAAAAATTAAACATTTTTTGTAAAAAATTAAACAT